CAGCGTTCCATGCAGCCGTGGCCGCGCCGTTTTCGGTGATATAAGTCGCGCTCATCAGCTTGCCCACGACCCGCACCTCGATCCCGAGCCTGAGTTTGCGCGTGACCAGTGCTGCCGAATCCCGCTCCGGATCCACCGGAGGGGCTGCATTGTCCATCTCCTCGTCAGCGATCAGCTCGCACAGGCCATGCTGCTGGCAGGCATAGGTGCCCTCTGTATAGGAGCGCTTGATCTCGTTGGATTTGGTGACCGGGGCGCGGATCGTGTCGAAATCGTCCCGCACTGCCTCGGTATTCGAGAACTTGAAATACTTGCCGGTCGTGGTGGGCACCGGCACCACCGGGCAGAGCCGGTCGGCAATGAACGGCCCGCCTAAGCGCATGTCCTCCATTGCGAACTGGGTCAGGACCGTGTTCAGATTCTGGGTTGAATATCTGTCAGCCATTTTTATCTCCTGGTTGTCAAATCAATTTTGTAGGGACACGGCGCCGCCGTGTCCATGTGTCTGTCTCCCTCTTGCCAAAGGGGGATATAGGGAGTTCTCCCCGGCTTAGGTCGCGGCTTTCGCCACGGGGATATCCATGACAAACACAGAGATCAATTGACCTGCAGCACTTGAGGCCATCTTGGCCTTGCCGATGATTTTCTGCGAAGCAGAATACATCGTTGCCGCACCATCTACCCGACCAGTGCTCGAACAGACCAGATAAAGCCCCTCAGTGATTGCATTGTCATGGGCCAGAGCAAGGCAAGTGCTACCCGGCCCTGCCACGCGACATTCTTTGCCGGCATAACCGATTTCCGTTGTAATGCCCTCTCCATCCTCACCCGCGCCCGCTGCCACCAGCACAGAGCTGGAGAGCTTTACATAAGTGCCTTTGGGGATCTCTGTGTCCCCGACCACGTAAGTATCTACGTTGGCAAAATTATTTCTCAGTTTAAGAGCCATTTTTTATCTCCTGATAGGGATACGGCGCCGCCGTATCCGTACTTGATATTTCAAATTTTTAACAATATGCATCCCCCTTTATCAAAGGGGGCCTGAGGGGGATTTTCTCCTCTCAGGCTGCCGCCTGGGACCTGATCCTTACCGAGGCCTCCGAGAACGAAAGCTTCTCGTTGCCGGGCTGCTCCATCAGATCGTAGCAGGCCGCGGTATGCTTATCGTCCTCGGTTTCCTCGCCGCCCCTCATCTCGATTATCCTCTTCATGGCAGCTCTTTCACTGGCCATGCGGCCTGTGAGTTGGACCCCCTGGCCAGAAGCCGAGTGCTCGCCGAGCAGGCCGTTGTTCTTGCGCTCGGCCACTTCCTCGAGGATCGCCTTGCGGCCCTCGGTGTCCAGGCGCTCGCCGAGCTTGGTATAGCCTGAGGCCTCGGCAGGAGTGAGCCGGCTCTCTTTCTTGGCCTGCTCGATTTTCTCCTTGAACTCGGACAGCTCGGCAGCTTTCTGCGTCTCGGCCAGCTTGGCCTCGGCCTCGTCAGCCCGCTTCTTTTGGGCCTCGAGCGAAGAGCTCAGCTCAGCCGTCTTGGATTCGGACTCGGAGAGCCGGGCCTCGACCTGCTTCAGCTGCTCGGAAAGCTCCGTCTTTTCAGCAGAGCCGAAAAAACTCTTGAGTGTATCTGTAACACTCGCGGTTACGCTTTTGGTGATTGTCGCCTCGTCCATGGTGTTTTCCTCCTCTGTTCTGGACAGTTGCAACTGTTCGGCAGGTTCGATCCAGGCGAATGTATCCGGCTTGTTGCGCTGGAAAAGGGCCGGCACGGGAATCAGTCCCGTAACTGCCGGCGCCGCAGCTCCGAGAAACGTGAGCTCGCTCAAGTAGGCCCTGCCTGTGCTGATATTCGGCTTGTCCATGCCGATTGAGCGGCTGCGGTAGGCTCCGGATTTGAGCCATTCGCGCAATTGATCGCTTACCTTGGTCAGCCTGGCTTGAAGCTTGTCGCCTGCGACGCGGAGCTCGGAGACCCATCCAAGGGCAGGGCCTGATGACCAATGATCCGTGGTGATCGGGGCCTCCTGAAGGTCGGGCGAATAATCGGCTGCCATATCTGCCAGATCCTGCTCGGTGATTTCTACCGTCGCAGGCTTTCCGCCTCGCATGCCTTTCCATTTCCCGGCACGAGTTACATCGAACCAGCCATTCTCGATGTGATAATCGGTGATTTCTTCCATGTTTGTTTTGTCTCCTCAAGATGAAAAAGAACTATATCGTAAATCTGTTTTGAACTCATCAGCTCAGCCGGCGGACTATCGAAACCCTTGGCCGGTCTTACCTCCGGATATTCAGTATCCGGCTTGATCTTCTCTGTCTCTATATCCAGCACTGAGACCTCGATCACCTCACAGCGGCATCGATGATGAAGAGGCGGGTAATAGGTATCCCAGAAATCATCATCCCTCGAATAAACCTGGCCGTCCAGGGGTCCGCAGATATCACATACAGCCTCGTCTCCTACGGTTACAAATTGAAGGTACGGGTAAAATTGTCTCAGTCCCTCTGTATCCCGCTGAAGCTCGCTCCACCTGGCTGCGTTGGCTGCCGAATGGATATTGGTCAGCAGCGTTGTTTCCAGGTGATACGGATTTGCCTTGGTTACTCCCAGGGCGCCCCAGGCTTCTTTGGCTGCCTTTAAAAATTCTCCCCTGGTCAGGTCTCCCTTGATCGCATCATCGACCAGGCCCTTGACCGAGCGCACGAGTAACTCATTTTCAGTGTTCGCTATGGTGAACGCCGCTGCATGGGTTCTTTTAGCCACAGCCGCGAACTCCGGCTTTGTCATCGGAATTTTGTTCTTGAACCATCTCCAGGCTTCCCCTGCAGAGCCGATCGGGGCCTCTGTCCAGTCAGTGTATTTCAGCCTGGCTGCCCGAGCTGTCAGGCCCTTTATTCCTTTCTTTTCAGCCCATTCGAAATATCCCCTTTGGTGCGCGTCCCTCCATGTCAGCGCCTTCCCGATCATCCTGCTGCTCAAGAGCGTCGCGCTGACATGCTCCACCACGTATTTCGGCGTGGTCGGGTTCCAGAAATTCTCTATCCAGTTCAGGCTCTCAGCTCCGACAATCGCTTTCTCATGGCTGGCCAGCCAGTCATTCCACAGCCGGATCGCCTCTGCCCGCGACTTCCCGTAATGACGGTCGAGTATCTTTTCTCTGCGCTTGGCTAATTGTTTCCGGCCCTTTTTCCTCATAGGCCACTTGCCTCCTCCTGCTTGCCGAAATCATCCAAACCCTCTTCACCCACCTCCATCCCCGGGAAACTGACCGCCGGCATTTTCTTGCCTGTCAGAGGCAGATCGTCCTCCGCAGGGGCCGGGATCCCGATCTGCTCGCGCAGCCAGTCCTCGCCGACCTGTAGGCCGAGCTGGTTGACTGCCAGGGATACCGCGTTCAGATAAGCCGCCAGATCCTTTTCCTCCTCGAACGGGATGCGGAACCTGGGATAGACCCCCTGGTCCTGGGTCCCGAAATTTATATCCACCATGCGCTTGATCACGTCATTGAACTGCTCCTGCTGCCAGCGCGAATCCTCCTCGCAGATATGCTGCTGGCTCTTGCTCTGGAACTTGGCCAGAGCGAAAGTGCCGCTCTTGCTCTCTGTTGAAAGAGTCTGACCCAGGATCGACTTGGCATATTGCCGGTCCACGTATTCGTCGATCAGGAACTTATATAGATTGACAACGCCATAGGGTTTCAATTCGATTGTTTTAAAATCAGTGCCTTCAGGCCCAATCCCGACAGCGTTTGCGTGCATTACTTTAAGCACTTCGAGTAAGGCATTCTGCTCGTCTTTCGAGATCCCGCGCGGGTAGTTGGCCCACAGGAAAGGGGTGCCATATTTTTCGATATATCTTAAAAAATCTTTTATCCCATTCGATTTAGCAAACCACAAGGGATAAAGCTCGCGCAGCAGGCCCTCGCCGTAAGGCGTTTCATCCGAGCCCCATGTATTTGCCATAAAATTTATTTGGGGCAGATCTGTTTTCCCTATCCCTCCTGAACCTGCCAAAACCAGGTCACCCTTTTCATCAAACCGGAATCGATCCGGATTGCGGGTCTTGAATTCCTTGATCCCGTAATACCCGTCCGGCCTGAGCTTATAGACTATCTCCACGGGCTGGAAGCCATAGGCCATAGCACGGAAAAAGCGGCTGCGCGAGAGATGGAAATGCTCGATGTCTGCGAACACATCGTCAATGAATCCCGCCAGGCCGGCATCGTCATCCGGATCCTCGGGGCCGGGGATGATATTATAGCCCTGGGCCATGACAATATGGGCGCGCATCCGGAAACACATCGCCAGCTGCGCATCCTTGCGCAGCATGTTGACATAGAGTTTGTAGCCCTCCCTGGAATGGTCCTCGAGGGTCTTGTCCGAAACGGCCTGGAGCCCGCCGAAAAGCGCACCCAGGGCCTTGTCTGCCAGGGGACTGGAAAGCTCCCGGCCCACATGTATTTTTACTGTCGGCCTGCCGGGGCCGGGCCTGCGTCGCCGCGGATTATTGGACTTGCTTGTTCCGTTCGCCATTATCCGAATACTTTGCTGAGTGATTCTTTCGTGGTACGGGGTTCTGCTCCCCGAAAATCCTCAGGGCTGAACGTTCCGTAGCCGGCTAATTCCTCCGCGATCCTGGCACTGTTGGCTGCCATGCCGAAATGGTTCGGCACGTTAGTCTTGTAAACCCTCGCCTTTACACCGCTGGCCCGCTCGATAGTATCAGCCACCAGATGTTTCAGATGCGACCTGAATTCCTCGATTGATACGAGCTGTTCGCCCTGGTGAATCTTCATCGCCGGGATCTCGATTGCGTGGTTTGCAAACTCTCCGGTTGTATCATCTAGGCTCTCAGTCCTGTCCCTGTGTACGACATTAACCTCTTTCTCGTACATCCCCTCGGTTGTCAGCTTCTGGCTTTCCTTGAAATACTGGAGACAGCCCCTGGCACGCAGGCCGGCTTTCAGCAGGCCCAGGATAATGTCTTTGGCTTTGGCTTTGTACGGCATCGCGTCGATCACGTAAACCGGCGGGCCGAACTCGAAGGCCAGCTTACCGATGCGGCCCCAGTCCTCGGTTGCCTCCATCCAGAGAATCCTCGGCCGGCCCTCATTATTGCGACCGCGGATCACGATATGCAGAGTATCCCCGACATCTACTCCCATTCCGGTGGCCACTCCTGCTGCAGGTCCCATCAGGTATTCAGCCTCGCAGTTATCGAGAACCCTGTCCGTGATCGGTTGGCTCTCTCCGCCATAGGGATAGCCGAGTATCGAGATGGTGAAATTTTTCTTCTCGCTGGACTTTCGCGCACGAAGATATTTTTTCATTATCGCATCGGCGGGATCCGCCACATGCTCGGGCTTGATCGTTGTATAAAGCTGGCTCAGGTGATAGCCGCGGACATCCCGGCCGGGATATTTCGGCACCCACTCGCCGGCGGCCATATCGAGTTCAGCGCGGCATTTCAGGCAGCCCCTGTAATATTTCCGTCCCTCGAGCTTACTCTTTTTC